CCTTCCGCATGAGAATTAACACCACTTGCCACCGTTGAATTTCCTTCTGCGTGAGAATTACTGTTTTTTGCTTTTGTATTATAGCCCTCTGTGTGCGAACTTGAACCACTTGCCACCGTTTTTTGGCCTTCCGCGTGGGAATAATCGCCGGACGCCTGTGTTTCACCCCCTTCGGCGTGTGACGAAATACCATCAGCCACAGTAATACGCCCTTCTGCATGCGAATTATTCTTGTTTGCATGGGTTTGGAATCCTTCCGCATGGGAATTAACACCGACCGCCTCCGTTTCTTGGCCTTCCGCATGAGAATTAACACCACTTGCCACCGTTGAATTTCCTTCTGCGTGAGAATTACTGTTTTTTGCTTTTGTATTATAGCCCTCTGTGTGCGAACTTGAACCACTTGCCACCGTTTTTTGGCCTTCCGCGTGGGAATAATCGCCGGACGCCTGTGTTTCACCCCCTTCGGCGTGTGACGAAATACCATCAGCCACAGTAATACGCCCTTCTGCATGCGAATTATTCTTGTTTGCATGGGTTTGGAATCCTTCCGCATGGGAATTAACACCGACCGCCTCCGTTTCTTGGCCTTCCGCATGAGAATTAACACCACTTGCGTTAGTAAGTTGTCCTTCTGCATGGCTATTATCGGCTTTTGCATTCGTTTGTAGGCCTTCCGCATGGGAATTATTTCCGACCGCTGTATTATTAGCATAATCATTAAACACTTCACCGCCTCCTTTAGAAACGCCTATAAAAATAGGTGTAAAATTCCATGCTGTACCGTTTGTACTTGTTAATATACCAAGTTGATTAACAGTAATAGTTGTATTTCCCGAATTTTTAAAATTCGTATAAGTACCTACTTCGGTGGTAATATAGAATGAATTTCCTTCTACCACAACGGGAACCGTACTTTTTGTAGCAATGCCTAAGAATTGATACTCTGGTCCCAATGTGTCCACCATTGATAATAAAACCGCCTGAAGTACATTTCCGGTTATCTCATAATTGCCGTTTTCCTTGATAACAGCTTTTATACTCTCTTTGATTTGGTCGTATGCCATAACTTTTAATTTTAGAGGTTATTAAATTCGTTTTCGTTTGGTTTAATATTAAAGTCGTTATTAAAGTCGTTATTAAAGTCGCCACGAAAGACGCTACCTAATTTCTTAACAACTGTATTAGTTTGGAACTCAATTTCTACGGAGGCTAAATCGCCTTGCGTTTCCCATTTTGGCGTAAATAGGAACGTATCACATTTATATAAACGTCCGAAACTATCCCTTATACTAATATGGTCACTTAACCGGATTAAACGCATAACATCGCAAAGGTATTCCGGCGCAAGGATATTAAACCGATATACTTTTTCCGAAAGTTGTTTAATCGGAAAGAAATAACCGCCCCTTTCTTCGCCTTCTTCCTCAAATGTATAATCCGGCTTTCCTATTTCAGTACAGAAATAAACGCGGTTTCTGAACGTCGGGTTTCTATATACAATTATGCCAGCGTCACAATATAGCGTATCATCATCGTACCACTCTATTGATAGATAATTTTCAGAATCATTTATTATCGTAAATATGTCCGAATACCATGTATTAACGCCATCATTTAAAACGGCATAATACATTCCTATCGGTATTTTTTCCTGCAAGGGGAAATAAGCCGGATACACAATAACCTCCATTTTATCGGTATTTTCCGGCTTTGCTAATTGTAAGCCAGTTAGAACCATTTGTTCCGTTATATCCAAAACGAAAACCCCGTCTTTAGTATATAACTTAACGTTAGGGTTAAATACCTCGTTTGGCTTCCTCAATATCTGAAAGGGCAAAAGACTATGCGCAGGAGTAAATAACGGGTATATATTCCCGTAAGCATAACTTTTCCGGCTGTTTTGTTCGTCTATATTGTCGTACCACGGCAATACACTCAAATTATTATTTTCGTTCATATCTCCTCCGTATTAAATTTTAATTCGGCTTCCGCTGACCTACTCGACAAATTTACAGATAATTTGCTAATCTGACCATTTCCGACAAATGTTTTTATAATTCCGTTCGGGTTTATATCATCTTGCCCAATAGGGAATACTACTGTTTGTTTTTTCTTTCGTTCTATTCCCTTAACCGTGATTTCTTTTTCGTTGATTCTCGCCCGACGCGCTGGTAAATCATATATCCAGTATGTAGGCTGTAAATTCACAAAAGCAAGAAAGCCGTTTTGAAGCTCTGAAATCACATTATCAAACATTAAACTAACAAATGGTACTTTATATTGCCCGTCTACTAAGTTAGCCGCAAATATTGCGAAGCCGTCTTGACTTATATTGTCAGGATTGCAAAGCATATAATCTATATCGGAAGTAAAATTAGACACCGTTATATCTTCTTTCTTATCCGCTTCTACATACTTACTTAATATCTCTATCGGATACCCGTTAAAAACTTTAGTGCAGTCGTCCATCCAAGAAAATTCATACCGTGAAGACATTTCCGGCTTATCAAACTTATACGAAGATTGGCCGAACGCAATCGGTTTATAATTCCGCTTGTTGGCGATTTGCGTTAAATCTAAAACCATCTCCGGCGATAAAACGTAACTACCACCGTTTTTAAAGTATAAAATATGCTCTATTCTTAATTTATCGTCCTCTATAAACCAATACAATTTATACGTATTTGCTAACATAGACATAATTTGCTGAAACGTAGTAGGTGCCTTTTGTGCCGGTGTATTATATATCCCGTTTATTATGTTAGATTTCGGCGTTATTAATAACGTCTGATTCGAGGTTCCTGTTATCGGGTTTGTCGTACCGTATAAAAATTCACTGTATTCACTCGTAGGCAAATGAGTAACGCCCGGCGCAATCTGACCCAACAAAACGGATATAACACTCCATAGTGGGAAATTGTCGGGCACTATATATTCTTTACGTCCGGACTTCTCGAAAATACTATCCCATACCGAAGAACTAAACCAAACGGATGTATTTAGCCATTTACTTTGCCCTAAAGGGTACATTTTGGCTAATGTAATAAGCACTGGAGGCGCGAAATATTGCCCCCATCCCGTTTTACCGTATTCCGTTGGCGTGTCTGAATAACGATTTGAGATATAAGCTATATCTACATCATACCCGATTGCATGAGTATAATTTTTATTATTCCCTACAAAATCATCCGTAGGAATCGGCTGCGTTGTATTGCCTGATATTGTTTCTACATCGCATATTAAACGGGCATATATACTATAAGAATACATATAGCCCTTTAATGTGCCTACCATTCCACTACCTTCTTCCGGCGTAAGCGTAAATTCTAAGGTATCTAATATTGGCGTACTGTCGTGTATGTCTTTCTCAAAATAATATAGCCTCATATTATCCGTGGTCCGGACTAATGCTATTGCAACCCTATTAGTTAACGGTCCTATTTCGCTATCTCGTATGTGCAACCGATAAGTATTCAAATAAGGGTGCGACAAATCACCTTCATAAAAAACCGGAGTCGCGTCGTCAGGGTCTAATATCTGCATATTCCCGACATAATTACGGGCTAAATCTTCTAAAGCACCCCCTTCGGCGGACAAATCTATTTCCTTTAATAGCTGTGTGAAATAAAACCAATACTTAGTTTTTAAATCGCTTCTATTGTCCACCGCCGTTAATACGTCCTGCTCCCACGACATCCCCGATATAAAACATGAAATCTTATCATCGCCGGGAAGGTAGACTTGAATAATCGGGCGTTTTGTGATAGTTAGGCTTTCGATTTCCGGCGTTAAGGGAATTAAATCGTATTCCTTCTCTAATCCGGCTAATATATCGTTATACTCATCGAATACGTCGGGTTTAACCTCTACTGTCATATCGTCTAAACTTATGGTACAGTCGGTTTGCATGAATTTTCCCGACCAATATTTCTCCCAACTTAACCCCAAATCGTTAGATTTAATGATAGTGACATAATACACCGTAGAGAAATCACACGCCATTATAAACTTATAATCGTCAAAAGTGTAAGTTAACTTTCCGCTTAACTTTTTCCTATAAAATTGCTGAGAAGTCTCTAACTCATACTCTAAGTTTAAATCGTCTTTATATACCGGCTTTGTGTATTTGAATGATGCTTTTAAAACGGCCTTATTTCCGTCCCTTCTTTGCGATACGACTATGATTTGACAACCGTCCGGTACATCTACCGTTAAATTGAAGTTTGCATCTGAAATGGAGGTTCCGCCCCCTTTCATAAACTTTTGTAGATGTACATCAAAATACATTGCATATCCTTGCCGTAAACGGTTATAAGAGCCTATAATGTTTATACGCATTCCGGCTGACACCGGAAAAACGTATAAATCGCTGTACATATCAGTAATCACGCTACCGCCCGCGCTTATGGAGCTATCTTTAATAACATATAACGGCTCCATTTCGGTTAATTCGGGGTTATATCCGTATTCTTGATAATCTACCGAAAGCAAGAATTTATATATAGGGTTTATCATCTTAATTTCCTTGTTAAGTTCTTATATTCAATTATAATTCTCCCGTCTTTATCTAAGTATGTACGCCTTTCGCCTTGTTTCTTTATTGCGTTTACGTCCCTTTCTAATTTGCTTAAATCCGCACCGGAACTGGCACCAATAGAAATCAGGTCTGCCCCTTTGTATGCGTTTAGATACTTATGCGCAAACGTCCCGTTATTCATAGAGTTTATCACGTCCGGAATATATCGACGGAAACGGCGCGAATTTCGTTTGTTTATCACGGCAAAAAATTCGCCGCCTTCTGCCCTGCGTCGTGTACCATCCGGTTTTTGCCCTAAATCTATATCGTTTCCGGATTGATGGCTACCACCTTGCAAAAGTTCAACAGTTCCTTCGCCATACGTTTCAGTACCTGAATTTTTCGCCATTTGTGCAGCCTTTATCTTAGATGCAGCAAAGCTTCCCCACATTACAGCAATAGCCGGAATCGCGCCCCATATACCCAACTGCCGCCAGATTAATGCGCTTGCCGTCACAAGCGAGCTAATTTGCTGTGCTGTGTCTATTGCTTGCTGCTGACGTTGTGCCTTTTGTTGCTCTTTCAAGGCTTTTTGTTCGTTCTTTTTGGCGTCTTCTAATTCTTTTTGTGCATAAGCTACATTTGATGCGTATCCGTTTGCCCTTGCTTGTAATTCAGCCTCTAATGCCGTTTGCGCGGATTCTACTTCCTTTTGTGCCGCTTCTACCGCCCTATTTGCCGCATCAACTTTAGCCTGCGCCAACGTATTCAACGCCTCTATGGCATAAGACACAGAAGTATTTATTGCTTCCTTTTGGTCATCATTCAGATTAAGCCCTAAAATACTATATATATCCTGCGTTTTATCTTTCTTTTTTGATTCCTCGATTTGCTGGTTTATTCGTTCTATTTGGTTTTCTATCGTTTGTACCTCAACATCAGACATTTTAACCGCTGCCTGCTGATTTAATTCTAAAATCTTATTTAGCCTGTCTTTTTCAGCTTGCAGCCGGAATTGTGTTTTCTTTTCTTCCGTTGTCTTTAGTAAATCAAACTCGCTTTGTGCAAGTGCCTGTCGTTGGTCAAAAATACGCAGTTCCGCTTGTATCTGCTTGTCGGCGTATTCCTGAATTAGAGCCGTTCTTTGTGTATCGAATCCGGCATTTATCGCGGCGGTATCTTGTCTCTGTCCGGCAGGCTTCTGTTGGTTTTGAAGTTGCGATGTTTGGCGTTCATTTTCTAAAAGTTCCAACCTTAAAGCCTTTTCTTCCTGTGTGCCCGCTTTAATGGCTTGTAGGCGCAATTCAATACTTTGCTTTTGTAGTTGCAATTCTTGCAACTGTCGCTGCTGCTCTATCTTTAGCAAATCATTCGTTAAACGTTGCTCCAGCACCAATATAGTAGCATTTATAGTTTCCTTTTCTGATTCTGTGATACTTTTTTCGGTCTCTAATTGGTGCGTTAAATCTTCTATTTGGCGTTTATATTGGTATTCTGTTTGCTTACGCCTTTTTTCCCATTCGTCGGCCTCTAATTGTAGCTGTGCATCTTGTAATTTTCTTGTAGCCTCTAAATTTCTTTTATAGGCCGCCTCCACTTGCTTTGCTTGCTTATTCGTATCAGTACCGCCAGTTTTAACCGAGGGCGTTTTAGTCGTTACCGCAGCCGTCGTTTTCGTTGATGTGTCCGGCGTACCCACATTAACCGGAATGGTTAACGGTGGTATCTTCTTTTGCATCCGGTTTATGCCATTATTAAGGCTTTCCGCAACATCTTTTATCTCTTTATTGATTAGGTCGCTAAAGGCTGTCCCGAACTCCGTAAAGCCTTCCTTTACCCCGTCCCAATCTAAAGAGAATGCAGATTTGAATATTTTTCCGGCGGCTTGTATCATATCTATTAAAGCCCCGAAAAGATTCCCTATCGTGTTAAATACCGTCTTAAAGACTTCCGGAAGAGCCACTACAAACGCTCTAAATAGATTGCTTTCATTGTATAGCTCAATGAAATAATTTATCAAAGAAACGACACCTTTTATCAAGGCCGTTAAGCCCTGATTAATGAACACCTTTATAGAGGTTGTAAAGCCCTCAAAGCTGCCACCCGTAGCATCAAACAAACCTGCTAAAGCGTTTTGTAATTCAATCTCGCTTTGTAGTTGTTCTTCTTGCAACCGCCCTAATTCGCCGGCCTTGCTTTTTACCGTATCTAAATCGATAGATATATCTTTTAATGTCCGAAGGTATTGTAACCCTGCATCCTCGCCGGGACCGCCGAAAATATCCGCTATTGCCGTTCCCACACTTTGTGCGCTGTCCGGCAATTCGGCCAACTTTGCGGAAACTTCCTGCATTACCTGAAACGTTGTCTTTGCGCCGGTCTGCAAGTCCTTTTGCACTTGTGTGGATGAAATGCCGATTCCATCAAGCGCGGCAGCGGTTGCCGTTGTCATTTCGCGTAACCGCAAATTACCCTCCTTTATAGCGTCTACTCCCTTATCAGAGAAAATACCGGCCTTATTGGTTTCGGCTACAATAGCTACAAACTGACTTGCGGATATTCCGGCCTCCTTAAAATACGCAGGATATTCTTTCAACGTATTTAAAAACTCGCCGTTTGCATCCCCACCCGCTATAAAACCGTCTTGTATTAATTGTATTGCTTCGTCTGCTGATATACCGAATTGTTTCGCTAAAGCATTTGCGGAAATAAGCGTTTCTTTGAAATCAGCGTTAAAAGTGTCGGCTACTGCTTGCACTTGATTTCGGAACGCCTTTAAATCATCGCCGCTTTTTCCCGTAAATTGTTGGGTTAATCTTGTAGCCTCTACTAATCCGGCGTTATAATCGTACCAAAACTTAAACGCCACACCGGCTCCGGCGATTCCGGCTATTGCTAAAAATACGGGATTTGTCATTAAAGACATTAGGGTATTTCCTAAAGCCTTTGCGCCGTCGGACATTGCGGCAAACACCTCCTTACTTTCATTGCCGCCACGGCCTAAAGCTAAAAGACTCTCCCCAAAAGAATTATTAAGCCCTAAAGCCTCTTTTAGCCTATCCGCATACGAAATAATTGCGTCGGAAGCCTCCGTATAATTACCAACGTTGAGATTGGTTTTGCCGGTGGACTTCTGATACTCATTCATAGCTTTATATAGTTCACGGGTTTTTGTTATAAGCCCCTCTTTTGCTTCGGCCTCCTCGCGTTCGGCCTTGGTCATATTGTTAAGGTAGATTTTATTCAATGAATACTGCGCCGACAAACGATTATAACTACCTTCTGCGGACTGATTCAGCTTTATAACAAGTTTGTTTATTTGGTTGGCTTCTGTCTTTGCGAGATTAAGCTCCGCAATTTTTTTAGCCGTTTCACTTTCAGCGAAAGCAAGTTCTTTTTGTGCTCTTGCTAACCGGTCTGCATCGTCCGCGCTCTTTTTCGTTTTCTTTCGTCCGTCTTCTGTCGCGCCGGATACCTTTTCCAATTCTTTGGTTAACTGTATTGCTTCCGTCCGGATATTCTTTAATGCGTTCGTATATGTATCCGAAAGTTCATCGAGTTGTTTTATAAGCTCTGTTATTGAATTGTCAGGGCTTACCAAATCGGAGTATTTAATTGCGTCGTTATCTGCCATGATTCTATAATTTTAATTTTGCTCAAATTTTAAATATAAGACGTGTTTTCATTAATAAGGTAGTATCACCCCACAACAAAGATAAAAACACCCCTATCGCGATTATTTCGCCTTACTTCGGCGTTTTAAGTCTTTGACCATCTCCTTAATGTATTCAAAAGCGTTATAATATGCCAGTACTGACATGTTTTTCGGGTCTGTATGTAAATGCTGCGACAACATTAAGCACATCTTTTCAAACTGTTTATCTTGCTCTATCTCTACACTATCGGAACCGGAAAACGATTTAGGATTAAAGTACGTTATTAACTCTGCCGTTATATCGTCTATTTCCTTTTCTCTCTCTGGCTTGCTTCCACCGTCTATAATGGTTTGTAGTATTAGAACTGTACGCCGCTTTAATTGGTCATAATATTCTTTTACCGTTGCATCATCGAATAAACGGGGGAAATATATTTGCAGCTCCCTATCTATTTTTTTTTTGACCGCTTCGATTGAGGCGGCTAAATCCTTATACGGGACATCGGCGAACATATCCACTATCTTTTTTAACCCCTCATCTGAAAGGTCGTCACATGGTTTGCCGTCTATGCTTTTAACCAATACGGCAAAGGCCAAATTTCGCGGCGATACGCCCGATTGAATAAAGTACACATTTTGGCGTATGTTTTCAAGCTCTGTAATAGCCTGCTTATTGTCATTCTTTGCCAAAAAGGCGGCAATACGCGAAATATGCCTATCAAAATCCGCTATATCCGAACCTATACCGGCATCGACTAAAAGCATTTTATTATACTTGTGGAATCGTGTAACCGGAAGATTTTCTATATCATCGTAAACCTCAATAGTTTTACCGGCTAATTTTAATGTTTTCATAACATTTTACGTGTTAATGCGGTTGAAAATACGGGGATTAAAAGGAAATAACCCTCCCCTAACATTATAGCAAATAAGACAGCGAAAAAACACCCCGTCCACCATGAGAGGCAGAAATTACACCGAAACATTTCACTAAAGAAATCATTTCCATGTACCTGCACATATTCAATAACACCCCATTTTTGCAAAAGCAAAAGAACAAAAGCGGCGGCAAACGCTACTAATAGCGTTACCACCGAAAACACACCTACAAACAAAAACAAATTTATCATAACTCTATATTATACATGTTTCAGTAACCTCCATAATGCCCTCAAATCTGAATCCCCCATAAGGAGCCATTAAAAACTGATTATCCACTTCATCCAACGAAAACCCCCTATATATGTTTTCTGCAAGCTCGTAGATTCTATTTATTTCTATCCGGCCATCCTTTAGCCAAAAACCGCCGTTTAAGACATCTAATATATCGCGCTTAATCCTTTCTTTGTTCCGCGTATTGGGGTCATTGAATACCGTGCGATAATCAAACCATACAATAAGGGAAAAAGGGCTTTTTAGCCCTATTGACTGTTTCGGTGTCCAATCTACCGTCTGCGGGTCGTCAATCCAAAAAAAGGAAAAGTTCCCTATTCCTGCATCAGGCGTTACTTCCTGATATTCATTTCCACCTATATAAATATTCGGTGTATATATCTTCTTTTGGTTTGCGCCGTATTTAACAAGCCTTTCCGCACGTCCGAAAGCCTTATCTAACCACCCCAAATTGTCCGTTAATCCGGTCTGAATGTTATTAATAACAACGTCTAATAATTCGGGTGCCTTAATTATTGGCGCTCTTGTATTATTTCCCATATATGTACTCCTTTGTTTTAGCTTTTAATTCGGGATATATATACTCCCAAATCAATATGATTTTATTTTCTTCCGTAAGTCCTAATATTTGCCGCCCGTAACGCTGTATTAAATCCTCTGTTTTCCAATCTGCCGCCTTTATCGTGAATTGTTGCGTATCGGCTTCCACATAAAAGGACTGCTCAAAGTCGCCCTCATCCCGCAATGTTACGCGGTTGTACGGTTGGCCTTTCTCCTTTTTAATTTCAATCGTTAAGGGGCTATAAGGTGCGTAATCCATGATATTCACGCCTAAGCGGTTTATACCCTGTTCATATAATTGGTCTTCGGAGTTCATATCTGTTATTACGTACTCGTTTCCCAATATTATAGACTGAATCAACCGCCCCGACTGGAGTAACTCGTTAAACTCTGTCACACGTTGGCGCAAATTATCAATTAGTTTCATACGGCCTTATATCTCACCCCTCTATTATTGCAGGACAAACAAACGCGGTCCAACCCTTGCGTATCTAATTTTAATGCCTCATAGGCTTTTTTCAACTGATACCCCAAACCGCCCGGGCGAACCCCCGACGTATTCCCATCAAGTTCATACAGAATATCCGTACGCGTCGCATTTGATTGGTACCGATTAACTCGTACATTAGGATTCATAGCTAAAGCGCGTAAAGCTATTACGGCTACTTGCTTTTGGATTACGTCCTGGAATATCTGCCGTTGTGATATAATGAAGTCCGTTAAATCACAACCGACCGTTATTTCACAGTTTAACCCGTAATTCTGCGTGTTGGTGTACATTGTATATGCTATATCCCACAATTCCGGATATTCCGCGAATGTTTCCGGCGCATTGTACATAAACGGCGTAACTTGCAAATATTTCGTTAACTCTCGCCATACTTCCACCGACCCAATATTACAAGTTCCGCAAGGCTCACGGCTCCAGTCTTTAGATACGTTTATAGCTTCCATTCCTTGCGGTAATTCGTCCTGATTATAACAAAGGAACCAACTGCCACCGGAATTATTATCTTTGCTAATATACGGTAAAAAGCAGTCTTCCAAAGTAAACCATTGAAAGCCGCCGTTTTTAACCTGAAAATCTAAATCAAAAGTTTTTATCGGGTCTATTTGGGAAGAGTGGAAAAGATACATTTTTACTATGCCCGTTCCGCCGGTCATTTGCAACCCGATTTTTTCTATTTTGGCAGTCACACCTAAAGCCCGAACCGGAACGATTTCAAAGCCTACCAGTTTATGCGTATTTTGCAACGTTGCGCGAATACGGCCTGCACCATCAAAGAAAGTGCGTCTTTCTAATAGATTGCGCGTTTCATTATCAAGCTGTTTTATTTGGGTAAATGTTTGTATCGCCGTTGCAATACCATTACGCGTCACTCTCTCCAAAAAATCCGATAATATATTATAGGGCTTCCAAAATAATACACTCTCGCCGGGTATCTCATTTGTATTATTATCCCTTATTGACTCCCAGTATAATTCATCGTCATTCCCGTTAAGGTCATACTGCACAATGGTACCGGCAGAATATGTTTCCCTACTATTCCATTCCGGATATTGATACCCCCAATCATCCGGCATTATCGCACGCATTGTGTCTAACGTTAAAAGAGGGTGCGCGCCCTGAAACATTAAACCGCTTTCGCTTCGCGTTAAATCCGAATCTATCGCCTCCTTTGGGTTGTATGATTGCTCCCACCCACATACGTGTAATAACGCGTCTTGTATTTCTTTTATACGGTACATGATAATTCTAACATTTTTATAACTGCTTATATGGCGCAAATAATAATGACCCATTTGCAAAAGACGGTCTATCTACAAATGGCGTTTTCTTATCAGACTTGATAATAACCGGATTTTCCTTAGTATTTATAATTCTTGCTTTCATAACAAAAGGATAATATCCGGAGGCTTTAAACCTCCGGATATTGTTTATAAATTAACTACTCTACGGCCTTTGTGAGAACGGGGTCTTCCTTCGTGTTAGTGACTTGGACATCAATCGCACCACCATCGGCACCCAAGTTCGTAACATATACCGGCATGCCTAATGGCTGGTCTACCGGACGTGCGGCAATTTCGGCCTTTATAATCGGGTTTGCTACTGTTGCAGCATCGCTGTTATAAGCTACCAAGAAAGCCACATCTACACTAAAGCCGAAATATTCCTTAATGGCACACGTCAAATCGGCAGTAGCATCGCCAGCAATTTGCGACTGGTCACCGACCGCCGTATAATAGTGTGAGCCGACCGGAAGATTAATATACGGCAAACGTACAACATCCCATTCATGGAAATTAGCGCGTGTCCGGCGTAACGCTTCACGGTCTACGCGAGTAAGTACGCCTACATTTCCATCGGCAACAGCGTAGAACGTTCCGTTTTTGCCTGCTTCGTTCGTTACGTTGTTCGTGTAGTGCAGTACTTTGTTGTCGTACTCCATACGCTTATTGACGTCGTTATATACGCCGTGTTGTGCAAGTTTACGTACAAGTGAATCTACACCGGCATTCCCGATAATGTGGATATATTCGGGGTAACAGTTTGCACGCATAATCGGGTTAATGTCGCCCAAAATCTCCGTGCCCATTTGCGTAGGCACTTCGATTGTGTTTCCTGTAACCGTATAATTAAGCTTGTCTTTAAACACTTGCGTCTTTCCGGCTTCCAATGATGCAACGGCGGCCTTATCCAAAGCGTCAGCAAGTGCACGCGTTGTTTTTTCCATCTTACGGAAGAAATCGTGCTCATAGCTGATTTCGTTGTTTGTATAAGCCGCCGGAACCATAGTAAATCCGATTGCGTATGTCGCCCAAACAATAGTATAAAGCGATGAAGTGTTTTCATCGTCTTGAATAACGCAGGAGCGAACGTTAGACACTTGTACATTTCCATCGTAATCAATTACGGGGATTTGTACGGTATTGCCAATAGAAGCGAATGCACGCTCACGCAATTTAGGCGAAATTATAGAGGTCGCCGAATCGGTTTGCTCTATAAAGAAATCAAGCGCGCCATACTCGCAGGGGCGGGTCATATTCCTATCAAATTCAGGGTTTTCTACCCGCCAGTTTTGTAATCTTGTTGCTACTAAACTCATAATACTACTTTTTAAAATTGTTATCTAATAGGGTTGACCCGTTACCCTTGTTTGCTTTTTATGCCGTTTCCGGTAATGAAGAGATATTATTATCTTTCCAGGCTTGCGTCATAGCCGCGTCAAAATCAGCCGACCCAATAGTTAAACCTTGTGCTAAAAGATGGTTTGTGATAGCCTCATACGCTTCATTACGGCTTTTGGCTCCGCTCACATCTAATACGGTCTTATTTCCCGTTCCACCCGTACCGCCATGAGTGCCACCACCACCGGCCTGCCGACCTTCGTCTAAAACGCCCATAGTTTTCAACTCTTTTTGTAACAAGTCAGAGGCACCAAACGGGTTTAATTGATTGTTAGGGTTTCGCATAATGGCTCCGGTTTCGTCCTTAAACGCCAAAATTTTGCCGCCCTTGCCATCGTCGATATATTCGGGATTCATGCCCTTTATTTTTTCCGTGGCTTGCTGCAAAATTACGCGTGTAACGGCTTCCGGAAGTCCGGCTTTAAACTTAATACCGCCTGCGGCTGTTTGTAACTCGCTATCGATTTTAATCGCAAACAGTTCATTTTTGTGCGCCTCTTGAATATCCGTGTACTTTGTATTCAATTCGTTGTACTGTGTAGTAATGTTTGCTAAATCGGCTTTTGCTTGTTTTAAAGCCTTTGCGGTTTCGGCATCTGCTGCCCCGTCTGCAATCGCTTTTTCAAGTCGCGCCTTTTCTTTTGTCAATGCGTCAATTTGCGATTTATAACCCGTTGCGGATTCGGCATCGGCTTTCATTGCTGACATGACACGCTTTGCGTAATCGTATGTCTTTTCCGTTCCATTCTTTGCGATTCCGGATACGGTCAGAATGTCATTATCTAAAGCCCCGTATATTTCACCGGTTTTTTTTGCTATCACACTATTTTCGTCATTTTCCGACAAAGTTATGATAGCTTTAATTTGTTCTTCGGTTAATCCCGATAACTGTGCGTTTGCCGCTAAAATCTCTCTTGTTAACATAATCTTTCCCTTTGATTTAATTAAGTAGTACCTTCACCAGCTTACCGCCATTAACATCTATGAGTTCAATAGAATACTTCGGGGATTCTGCCGCAGTGGTGTCTACCCTATAGCCCAATACTTTACTGTAATTAGCTTTTTTTTGGGCTTCTGTCGATACTACAATAACATCGGTAATTGTTCCCACCTTGATGCAATCAATAAGCTTTTGTTTTGCAGTTTCGTTCATCTCAGCTAAAGCTCCGGTAATCTCGACAATCAAGTTATCTTGCTGTGCAATCTGTGCCATATCACTATAATTTAAAAATTAAACTTCTGTTTTCTCACTGTTTTTAGGCCGACCAACACGCCGCGCAGTCTCTGTCTTTGCCGCGTTATTGTCTTTTTCCTCTTCTTCCGGCTCTTTTAATTTGCCTTCGGCCTTTAGTTCTTCCAATATTTGCGCTCTAATCGCTTGCCTTTCGGCCTCTTTTTCGGCTTCTGCTTTGGCTCGTTCTTCGGCGGCAATCCGTTCCCTATTGGCTTTTACAAATTGGTTAGGGTCGTGTAAAATATCAACGGTGTACCCCTGTTTGCGGAGGTTGTGTAGTCCGAACGTCTCAAAGAATTTCTTTCCGAAAACTTGGATACGCGGTTTTGATAGCCTTTCGCCGGTCTCCGGATTGAATTTCTTGATTTCAATCCTACAATGGTACATGTTTCTTTCGTTTGACGGACAAATAAAGTTTTCAGGCGTTACCTCCAATATCCCAACGTCCTTAATTCGTCCAGTTTCTGTTTTCACTTGCATAGTCATACATCTTTTTGGTTATTATATCTATTTTCTTACTAAACGGTATTAAGCTTCCAAACTCTAATACGTTTGTATTCTCACGTTCAAAGCGTCGTACAAAGTTAGCAAAATTTAATTTAACCCTTAAATCATCTTCGCTAATAAGTTGTTTTTCAAACAGTGTTAACGCTTCCTCACGTGTTAAATGCCTATACGGCTCCAATTCCGACAAAATAAGCATCCTTTGTAACTGTAAGGGGTCATTCCTATACTCTGTTTCGATTATCTGATTTTGTAACGCGTCTAACTCGCCTTCGCTCGCTCCGCTTTCCTTTGCCACCTTATAACGTTCCCTTAGTTCTGTGACATCATACAGATAAAACTCAGTACCTAAATTTACCTTTGCAGAAACAAACATATTTCCATAACGTAACCGGCATACCGTTTCATCAACAAACTGCTGCGCAGCCTCAAAACCTTTCTTTATCCGGTTTAAGATGGTGCTTTGGCTTTCAAAATTAGCCCTTATTTGCTGTTCGTTCAATGCGTCGCGGGTCGTTATTTCCTCATTTGTGCCGACAATAGCAGTAATTATATTCGTTCGGAGTCTCTCATCCTCACTTACGTTATAATCTAAACTATTACGGTCAACTGTCAGAATCTGAACGGGGTTTCTTAAATCCGGTTGGTTTTCGCCGTCCGGTATTGGTATCTCTACAAAAGAACCGGCACCTGCTATATGCTTATCGCCACATTTCGGGCAACGCATTAATAAACCGGACATATCTAATTTGTAGTGCCCTTGTTTGTCCTTCAAGAAACCGCCGTCGCAATAGTCTCCGCTTTGGTCGTCCACAAAATCACAGTTTTGCTCATAGCCTGAATATATCGGATATGACCCGTATAAGTCTAAATGTCGCTTAGATATGTGGAAGAAAAGGTACCAATCTAAAGCCTCTAATTCCTTTGTTAACGGCGAAATCTTTATATCGGGGTCTGCTAAGTTTATAGATTCATTCCAAAAGAAACGAGCCGGGCAATACCCTAAATCATGCGCATTTTCAATTATCAAAGTTCCGATATTATTGTTTTTCCCTTCAAACACTCTATATCTTTCATCATCAATAACCGCAATACGTTCCCCCTCCTGCCTGAATATAATCCATTTCATTAGGCCGGTCGAAGCATCGACTTCATACGTAATAACATCAGCAATAGGCAACCAATAGAAATACGGCGTAGGATACCCCGAATCATTCTTTTCGGCAGGCATGTCTACAATAAGGACGCTATTTATTTCAGTCTTGAAAAATTCCCATCCTTTCCCCGACCAAATTTCCGGCTCATGCAGAACTTCCTGGCGATAATACTCCCAGTCGTCGCGCTGTTCAGTATTCATAAACTGATAGTTAAACGCAGGGTTTCGCCCGTCAAAGATTCTGCTTAGCTTATCAAAACAAATTCCCGTTATCTCGTTAGTTTTAACGGGATAACGGAATAATGTTTTAAATATCTTGAATTTATCATTCGGTATAAGGTTTTGGACAAAAGCCAAAAAGTCAGTAACGGGGCCGCATAGATTAGGCGTTAACGCTGTTTGTGCGTGGAACCTTATACGGCTTTGATGGAATAACGCCCTATTGATTACTTGGCGTTTCTTCGGCTCTGTTATCTGCTTTTTTATCTCGCTTATGTCTAATCCCATTTTCCTTAGTAAATTCAAAGGTTGAATCTTTCGGAAGCTCCCATCCGCCATTATTAGGCATCATTAAAAGCCTCTCCGCGTGTGCTATCTCAAAATCCTCCGACATGTTGTATTTTGGACAACATAACCGGACTTTCGTAGACTTTCCCATTATCCTGCCGGTTTTAGGTCTGTCAAAGGATTAAATCCGGGGGCGATAATTACCAAATCATCCGACCAGTTAGGCAAGAAGCTCCACTGTATCGCGTTGCTGTCGGGGGCTTCCAAGCCGCCCAATGTTTTGTCACCGATAAACAAAGCGCGAATAGGAATCGGATAAAATTTCGTTGCTACCGCTGTGTCTTTAATTGCACCGATTGCTCCGTTTTCATCAAACAGAAATACGCCCAAATTATCCGCCCAGCTTTCGCACTGGAGTTCCTTCAAAGCCTTTATGATGTTTTGGGGCGATTTACGGATAACACCGGTAAACGGCGTAACCTCACGGCCGATAATTTCTTCAACACCGCCTAACGTGTCATTGCCACCGCCATAAGTACGAGGCGCGCCACCTTCTGCCGTCGGTGCCTGAATATAGGGCGAAATAGCAATCTTTGTACTATCTTTAGCCGAAATAAAGCCAGTCCACGAAGCAAGCGCCTTAATATCCTTCTTTGGCTCTACTGCGCTATCAAAAGCATTTTTAGTTCCATTTTCTTTTACGAGGCGTTGAAATGCAACCTTTTGAATCTGACCGAAACTTTCTACACAATTTGCAACGGGTATTGTAGGAATCGCCGCTGCTGCTGGACATTCGCAAATCATAATCAATCTTTTTTTGTTAATACTAATTTGATAAATTCTCCTTTAGGATGTGCCATATACTTCTACATAGGCAAAGGTATAAAAAAAGATTTATTTACCTACATATTAACGACTTAATTTTATATATTTGTCAATTTCGTACCTTTACGCCCCTATTTCCGTGCGCATAAGAGCGAGTATTACCGTTCATTAATTCTTTTTCATATATACCGGTTAATCCGTCCTCTATATCATCATGTGCATTTGCGGAGAAATCCCGTAGAAACGTTGTCACATGATTATATATATCTTTATACCGCGTTTCCCACCCAAAAGGCATAATTATCTGCGCGTTAACCATAGCACTATTTGTAATAATCCGGCTTTCTTTGTTTCCACCTTGATAAAAGGCTTCCGTAATTGCGCGTACTTTCTTGGTCACTAACTTTTCAAAACCGGCACCGCCGTTATTACTTTCTATCCATGCCTTTTGCGTCCCATTACGGTTAATCATGGCCGGAATAGTCACAGCCGTTACCTCCGTATTTTCTTGCGTGTATTCCATATCCGTAATGAGAGCGTATAAAATAGGCTCCCATCGCCGGAGCTTTTCATTGAATACCTCGTTTCCGCTCATATATATATCATAACATGCCGAAAATGTGTAATCGTCCCCTTCGTCGGCCACGTCGGTATAATTGCCGGAACGTACATAAGTACCCCAATCTTTTTTTTCTATCCATGTTTTGAATGAATGTTGATATAAGCGACCCTCCGCGCTTCCGGGGTTTCCTTGGTACAAGCACTGAAATTGTACGGGGTCTAAAGCCTTTTGACCCTCTAATTTTAACCGGCTATGTCTATTTTCCCATAAAGCCTCCCCGGGTTGCCGTGGGTCTATCTCTGTGGGGGCACTCGTTTTCAATGCTTCAAAGTTTATACGTACCCATGCGCCAGGCGGTATATTCGCAACATCTTCCCACGTTTTTATATCTATGACCTTTTCTCCGCTTTTTTCGATTCGGCCTATTAAATCATCATCATGCCAACGAGTGAAAACGATTAGTTCCTGCGATTCATTATGTAAACGCGTCCTTACTACTGTTGTGTACCATTTCCACGCCGCATTACGAACTATTGGACTATTCCCTTCCGAATAGTCTTTATATACATCGTCCAATATAGAAATATCCACCGTTTTAGAAGTCAAAGAGCCTCCGCGCCCGACAACGCGAAGACTTCCTTTCTTTCCGACCATCTCTATAACATCGCTATTTCGTAAGTACGTGTTAGCAATTGTAACGACATTAGACCCATTTAGAAACGTATTAGGGAATAATTTTCTATATTCCGGCGTATCGATTATCCTTTGAACGTCTCTATTAAAGTCTCTGGCTATTGTTGCCGCATACGAACCGATACATATTTTTTTATTGGGGTCCAATCCTAATATAAAGGCCGGAGTCATTCGGCTTGAGCCTTCGCTGTTATGCGTAGGTACGAAATTACGACCAACTAAATAAATTCCGTCTTCTACCTGAATACAATTACCATACGCTTTATGTTTTATAGGCTCTATGCTTATAATAGACCGTCTTCGTTTTCTACTTTTAATTACTATCCGTTTTCTCGCAACCCTTGTAGGGTATTCGGTAGAGGGGTTGAAGCACAACTGATATACAACTTTTTTGCCTACAACTCCGCTACTTGATACACGAGGGGGGAAACTTGTAATAACAACACTTTCGCCTAAACTCCGCAATATCAAAGCCGACCGGTCTATTATATCCTTATTCGTGTTGCTTATTGTTACACGTCCGTTTTTCTGATATACATACCCGTCCGTATCAATCAATCCGGCAATAACTTGCTTTCTTGTTTCTATGGAATTAAATACAAATTCATCCCCTATATGCTTTTTATTTATATAACCGGTTTCTTTTAATGCCTTATAAAGTTCGCCCGAATAAAAAACGCGCGTTGTTGTTCCTTTAAGCTCATGGAATTTATAAGCACCATTATTAATTATTTCCGTGTCATTATTCCCTATATGAATACACCCTTTTTTTATGCACCCATCCCCAAGCCATGCGCCAAATAAGTACGGGTCTATTCCGGTTTCCCTATCATTGAATTTTACACACACATTAGCATCAACTTGGTATTTATAGCGTGAACCTCTCTTCCCGTCTCCCTTATATAACTTTCCGTCCTGATATATTTGTTTTGTTTCTACTTTTTCCCATTTATGTTTTGTTCGATTATATACTACCCATTCATGATTACCGTGGCATTCTATTTTAGAGCCATCAGAAAACAAAACCACATATTCGGGGTTAGCTTTAGGCGACACCCATAAAACCTTTTTAGGCATGCCGTCCCTTCCTAATACATAATCTCCTACTTTTAAATCCCCATGCTTAACAAACCCATTAGGGGTAGGAACTTCCTCATTATCAGACAAAAGCTTGCCATGCTGAGGGGGCGCCTGCACTATCATTTTGCGTATTAACCCGTGCGCAAACATATCCAACAACGTATAATATACTACGTGGAAAGGCTCTAATACTAAATCCGGCTGTATGTATCTTGCAAAGTTAATTAGACGCTTTCGACCGGCCTCTAATACAAAAAGCTCTGAATTGTCTTTTATTGCAGAATACATCTTTAATAATTCGTCCTTTTTCATTTCTTGTAATACATCCCTTTCTTTGTGGTATGTTCCCAAACAGCGGCATAACTAACCCCCATTTCTATGGCCTGCTCCTTAATCGACATTTTGCTATATTTTGGGTTATGATACTCTTTAGGGTCTATTTGTTTTCTCATAAGCCCCAATGATTTTGCCTTCTGATATATTCCGCGCTTGGTATGACGGGGTATTTTCTTTGAAATCTCATCTATTGTGCTGACTCCGTACTCATCCCGTAGTATTTGCACCTCTATTCTATGCCATGTTTCATGCGTCACGGCCTTTTTTACCTTTATTTGTTCCATAATTTCATAATATTAAATATTTTTCTTTCGGCTGATTTATAATTACTTAGTCTCACATAGCTCCACGGGCGGATAAAACCCGGTTGTTAAATCTTTTTTAGGCTCAAATCGGTAACAAGCACGTTCACTTCTAACCATATATTAATTTGTGAAATGACATCTTACACAAATCGGCCGGCCTAATAAGTCATAATGTCTATGGTTATCAGTAATCCACTGCCCGAAACGGCATTCTCCGCAATGATACGCCTTCTTATTCTCCGTCTTCTTCTGTTTTCTTATCGCCATTCTTTTCTATCATTAAACGTTCATATTCAGCGTTTTGTAATTTGTCGGCTATGACAAATAACATATCATTCGGTATTACTGAAATATCATATTTCGGACCACTTGAATCTACCGATACGTTGACATTCGGCATGTCTACCTTTACCGGAGCATCCAATCCCAACAATTTAGCGCGTCTTTGTTGAACGGACAAAACCAAATCTAAGTAACGCGGATTTCCGGCAAAGGTTTCACTTCTCTCCTTTTTTAGTCCTGATTGCCGTATCTTACTAACTATGCGCTTTTTAGACCTTTCCCACGCGTCCCATAATTCGGCCTCTATTTTATCAAGCTTAGAAAGCTCTTTTGTTATATATAGGTCTATGTTTTCTTCATGCTCACGTTTCCAATTAATCAAAAGCTGCTTTAAATCCTTGTACACTCGCATAGGAGGGACAATAGCGTAATCTAATCCCATTTTTGCGTTGCGCTGGTTTAATAAATCGGATATTTGTCTATATGAATAGCCCCTCAAAAACAAGTCAGTACAAAATACTAAATCATTCTCGCGTTGTTCGGGGGTACGTCTATACCCATGCCTTAACCGTCTTAGTGGTTTATCTGTTATTTCTGTCATGATGTGTATTTTGTTTTATCCAATATGTAGTTTTCTTGTCCTTTCTACTAAACGTATCACAGTGAAGGCTAATCGTTGGGCAGTCCTCTGCGGAAATCGCACAAACACAGCATCTTTTGCCCATTCGTTTCAACTCCTTTGAGCATTGCACGCATTTTATTACGTCCCCTTTATAAATGGCACGTTCGCCTACCCTATACTCCTTCCTTGCATCAAACTTTTCCGGCCTGCTTATTCTCATGGTCTAATACACTTTTCATAATATCATAATACCCTTTTTTATCTAAGAAAATACGTTGAGGATACGGTATTATTTCCCCCTCCATAAAGGGTATATTATCTATGCCTAATTTCCACTTTACAGGCACTTCTATAACTTTACGGGGGTTACGCATCATCCAACCGTAACCGGACTTTATTTCCGCTCGTTTTTTTATTGGAATACGTGTACATAACCAATCGTCCTCCGTGAAATCCTCAATCCGTTTAACGTCATACAGTTCTACCAAACCCAAAGCCGCACCACTTATCAAATGAGGATATACAGGTTTTGCCGAAGAACATATAAGAAGGTCTCCTCTATAATGCGTGTTTCTACTTCTAACCTCAATACTTTTAATGCCATAATTTACTCCGTCTTCCTGGTAGGCAACCGTTACGAGGTCATTTGCATACGGTTGTTTTACTGTTAACGCCTTATATATATCATAAGATTCATACTCCGCCATAATAAACCTCCTTTCTTAGAATGGTAAATCGTCATTTGGGTTATTATGCCCGTTACTTGGTTCCATTTCCGGCTCCGGTGTAGGTGCCTTATTTCCGTCACCCTTGGGGGTTAATAATTCCATGCTATAACCATACACCTCCGTAATATATCGGGTTATTCCTTGCGCGTCCTGATAGCTGCGTGTCCTTAACTCGCCTTCTATATACACTTTGGTGCCTTTGTTTATATAGTTATTCGCTACATCGGCCAACCCATTTTGTAATACGATATTATGCCATTCGGTTTTATCAGGTATTACCGTTCCGTCTTTCGCGGTATATCCTTTCTTTGTTGTTGCAATACTGAACTGCGCAACCCTACCGCCGTTCTCAAACTGTTTGTAATCCGGCCTCCTTCCGGAATTACCTATTAACATAACCTTATTTAAACTCATAACACAGCAGATATTATAGCATACATGAGGCTATAAACAGCCCATATATATGCGGCAATAGTAAATACACAAAATCCAATAAACGTAACCTTATACGCTGTTTTCGTTTTAATCTTCATATCATTTAAATTTTATACAGTCAAACAAATACTCTTTTTTCATATCAGACCATCCTGCGCGGTCATTTAACGCCCTACGGTCTGCATCATGCACGAACTCACATATAAACCCTCCGGTTTCGATGGGTTTTATTATGCGGACCAATTTACCCACAATTAAAAAACGCTGTTTGTAGTAGCTACTATTTTCACCTATAAAAGCTATCCGGCGAACCGCATTTAATTCAGGCTGTTTTTTGATTTCCGGCCTTTTTTCCTTTTGGTGGTATGTTTGTACCCTATTAAAGTCGCGACGCATAGAATCGCGTGAAATAGCCCTAAAATCCGTTTCTCTTTTTTTAAGTCTCATTTATACAAAGATAGATATTCTTTTTTCATTAAATCGATTAGCATACAGTTTCCCGGATATATTCGCATTCTTTCACGGTCGCCGTTTTCCCACCGGCTATGAGCCTCAAAACACAGTATATTTATATTTCGTGGGTCTGTTGCCATTTCAGGATACGCGCCACGGGTTAATATGTGCGAACAATATACGGCAGAATAATTATATAACGGCCTTAATGTCTCTTCGCAATAATGCGGTTTATTCGCCCAAATCCAACGGAAAAACTTTTCATTTGCTTTCATCGTATCAATAACGCCACGCCCGAAAAGCTCCGTTTGTATCTCTATGCGTAACCTTATATCCATTTTGAAATGTTTGTAATCTAAGAGAGGCTTAAATCCCCTCTTAGTTGCGTAGTCATATTCTTCGCGGTCTCTAATCTGAATCATTTTTAATAATCTTCTTCTGTATCGTCGTCCTCTTCTTCCGGCTCTGTGTCGTCCGCCTGATATGTTTCAGCGTAGGCCTCCGGAGTTGGCTCTCCGTCCTCGCCAAACAATGATAATTGCGCCCGTTTCCCTTTAAACAGGAACAAATAAACTTCGCTTTCGATTTCGGAAAGAATATCTTCCAATTCTTCTTCGAACCCGAAACTAACAGAGCTTAATTTAATGCGTGGACTATTAATGGCCGTTTTCATGTTATTATAGACGGTATATAACCCCGTAAGAATAACACCTACATTATCATCCTGCCCACTCAAAGACACGCCGCGAACCTCTATATTTTTAAGAACCTCATCGGCATAACCACGCGCAAAATCCTGCTGTTTTTTGTTAGCCTTGAAATCCGTAGATTCAATAACCGACAAGAACGACGTAATATTAAATATACGTCCCATAATAGGCCGCAAGCGTTCAAAGCATTTGCGCAAATCGGGATGTATATCTTTTGCGCTCTCTACATGATACTTATTAGTGTAGCTTTCATTTCCGGAGACTTCTGTCACCTCATAATGTACATCTAATCCTCCATCTTTTACTAATTTTACCTTTGACAAAACAAAGGATTTCTCATTCGGAATTAACATCACATTTTCTGCCATAATTGTTTTTTAAAAAATTAAAAATCATTTTCGCCTAATTAAGGCTTTAACGTTTGTACTTGTATCATCAACCACCTCCGGCACACTATTTATCGGCGTTAATACTAGCGAGGGGTCATTAAATTCTATTGAACGTTTTACCTTCTTTGTTTTCTTTGTTTTCTTTGTTGGTTTCGTTTCTTTTTCAAATTTGACCTTTAACTGCTCCGGCTCGTATTCCTTTGGCTTCAACTCGATAACGCCTTTATCTACCAATACAGGCACACAACGAACTAACGCCCTTACATCATCTAAAGCATTATGCGCCGGGAAGTGCTCGCCAGGGAATAACTTTTCATAAAGTTCAGATAGTTTGGGGAATTTCCCCGTCTTGCCGTTTTCTTTTAATTCTCCTACAAACTTAATGGTTTTCATCATAGTATCAATGCGTTTTCCCTTGAAAAGTGCATCTTCTACGTTTTTACTCTCATAATACTCCTTTCCCATTAAACGGAGAATCATGGCTTTTATTATAGACGTATCAAAGTATATGTTATGACCTATCAGCAAACGAGCCTTTAAACAGTCCTCTATAAATTCGCCTATAATATCTGCGAACCTTACGCCATTCTCTAAAGCTTTTAGCTGAGTAATACCATGTATTGCGATTGATTCTTCCGGAATACTCCAAAATTCAGGATATATAATAAAGCTTCTTTCTTTGCCATTAATTACCCATGCAATTTGCACAATATTAGGGAATGTTTCAAAATCTTCATCCCATTTAGCTCCCTTAGAGGGAATGCCAGTAGTTTCTACATCATAGAAACAAATATTATCTAATACGTTCTTATTCATAAAATAACTCCTTTTGTTGTTCTATATTAATTGTCTTTTTTACATATTCTGCATGCGCCACCCACACACAGCCACATTTAAGGCATTTCAACCGGCTAAACCCGTGTGGCGTATATTTATATCGTATAATACGCCAACTTTTTAACGGGTAACATTTACGGCTTTTATGGCATTTACAAAACATTCTTTCTTATTATTATTGCTCGTGTTTCTATTGGTGTTCCGCTGCAATTAAACTCACCTTGTGGTATGTTGAATACTTCACCATTCACAGAAGAAATCCATGCGCGGAAATCTTCGCATTTCTTTTCATTTGAAACTTCCCAATGCTTACTTGTAATGGCAGCCAACGTACCGCCTTCTTTAAGAAACTCGTACATCATACGCACATGGTCTATGTCCTGATTGTTTGAAAATGGCGGGTTCGCTATTATTTTAGAATATGTTGAATGTTCCCCCTTCGTGAAATCATCGCCTAAAATCCTTACGTTTTCCATCTTTTGCAGGAACTCCTTGTTTTCAGGCATCAACTCGTAACAATCAACAATGACGGACGGATTAGAGCGGTGTATGGATTTTATTAGACCTCCACGCCCTGCGCTTGGTTCCAACACGCTATCCTCATCGGAAATTCCACCGGAAATCATGACTAACCAGTCCGCCACATTGGGCGGAGTCTCGAAAAATTGAAAATCCTGTTGCAAATTGCACCGTTTCCCATCGTGTAGTATCGAGAATACGCGTTCAGCATTGAACGGGAAAACAAATCCTTGTACCTTTCCCCCTCTCCAACTTCCCCCAGCTTCCTCAATCCATTTCTTTGCCTCTGCGTACGACTTCTTATTGAAATTGATTCTTGGAAGCTTTAATATGTTGTTTTCAAGCGTGCAATGTTTTAAAATGTCCTCTACGCACCATTTATTTCCATCGTCAACTTTTTCACTTTTTTTAGATTCGATTACATTCGGAGCAATCAGTGAGCTTATTTTGCTTAACATCTTATTAGAGGCATCCATAAATACGTTTACACTCCCAATGGCCTGAAGGAGGAACTCGGTATCCACGTGCCCCATTTCGTCGTAGATATCTACCTCGTCTGACAGTTCCGACAACGAATTCAACGTTTCAACGCTACCAGCTAACGCTTCGAGTAAAACTTGCTTTTTGTTCTTCATAACTTTTCTGTAAATAAATTCTTGTTGTATCCATGTTTGCATGTCCCAATAAGTCGGCGAGAAGCACAATATCATGGTTTTTCTTTAAAAACATTTTTGCAAAGAAATGCCTGAAGGCATGCGGGTGCATCTTTTCTAAAGGAATGCCGCAACTCTTTCCCCATGCCTTCATGTCTGAAGAAAGCCCCCGTGAGGAAATCTTTCCGTATTTTCCCATTGCCAAAATCCCGGTCTTCCCTGCCTCCTTGGCGTACGCCTTGGCTTCTTTCCGCAATTGGCCCTGGAAGAAAAAGCGGCGGTACTTGTTTCCTTTGCCTTTTAACGTCACCTCTCCGGAGATGATGTCCTCCCATGTGAACTGCATGAATTCGGACAGGCGCGCCCCGGTTGTCCCAAGCACCTTGATGAAGAAATAATAATCCTTGTTTTTCTTTGTTTTGAGATATTCCAAGAGGCGGTTGTATTCTTCTTCCGTAGGTATGTTGTTGGTTTCCAGTTTGCGTTGCTGTTTCGGGCGTTTCAGTTCAAAAGGTTTCTTTTTCCATTTTGCGAATTTTTCAAGGGCCAAAATCCTCAGCCTGATTGTCTGCGGTGAAAGGGCTTGCTCTTCAAGCGTACTGACATACATCTTGGCATTAGATATGTTCACCTCATTGGCGTACTCAAAAAATTTTTTCAGGGAAAAATAATACATGTTGAGCGTATGGGGCGAATAATCGAAATTTTCGTCAAGCCATGCCATGAACCCATTTAATTGTTCTTTGTTTTTATCCGAGACAACACTGAGTTTCTCCAATGTTTTCACTTTTGACTTTTTCTTCCTATTGTAACCCTTTCCGCAAAAATTGAGGAAATCACATATTGCCGTCCCACATGAGTAATCATTGGCCATTTCAAGGGAATGTTCCCGTTTAAATGCCATAAAGCCGCGCCTGTCCACACTGCTTGCACTTTCAAGGAAACCTAATACATGCTTTGCATAGCGTGCCTTAGTAGCGTAGAAACGGTCTGTCTCATTTAAATAGTACATGTAATCGATAAACAACTGTTGCCTTATTCCATCCATTTTCATTTATATTATTGTCGTTTGTCCATATAATTAAATTACTTAAATTGTTTTAGGGTCCTCTATATATATACTAAAATCTTCCGCAGCAATTTGCTTTAATGTTTCTATATGCTCAACGAGTTCTGCATTACTTAGTTCCGCAACCGACTTTATCCGTGTATTGTACTTACCTGTATCTAAGTCTGCATTTTGTTCGTACATGATAGGGGACATTTCACGCAATCTTTTCTCCGTTTGTTCATCGGTTAAACGCTCGCCATTTTCCCAAAACGCCGACTTAAAAGAAGGGACTACACAATTAAAATAATACCCCTTTAAGGCGGCGGAGCTGCCTTTTGATGCTATGTGGAAATTTGCAATAACTCTGCACCCCTTATGTAAGGCAAAGAAACTGTTTATTTCATCCATATACATTAAAAGACGGCCTTTATTATTTATTGTCCCCGTCAGACTGAAACTCTTTTTTTTCATTCTCTAAAAGTATTTTCATCGCTTTATTAAATGCCTCTCCGCCTACACTAAGAATAAATGTTCGGACTGTTTTAGGGTAGTTTGAAGTTTTATTCATAGTCTGTTCGTAGACCTCTATAAATTTTGTCTTATTCCAAACGCCATCATTTTTGAGCCTATCAATAGGATGCGAACGTAACCGGCCACATTTAAACCCTATCGCGTATTTCCTGATATAGTCCAATTCAGATAATAAACGTCCTAATTCATTCTTAAATACAACGGTTTGGTGTACATCGCTTATCGTCATTTCTTTTACTTTCATCTTATTTTCAATTCATTATTCATTTTCCGTATATTCTTCTATTATTAACTCATCCTGTCCGCGTTTAACCTCTTCGATGAATCCCTGGAACCCGTTCTCCTTTGCGATATTTATAATAGCCTGTAATCTGTTTTGCCCCAAACTTTCACCGCGTGCAATCCGGAATACCTTAACCGTTGGGTTACTTGCTATAATCAATTTGGCCGCTACTTCCATTATTTGACTATCTGACACCTTACCGGCAATAAATGGCACGCCGTTTAACTCTAAACCTTCGTTAGTAAATGATAGGCCGGAAATAGGAAGTTTAGAACCTGATATTAAATTCTCTCGTTCTGAAGCTAATTTCTCTAATCTCTTTTCCATTGCATCAACATCCTTCGCAACGGAATCGCGTAGCCTTACCTTCTCTTTGTATTCGGATACAATACGACACTTTTTATTATATTCTTCTGCCGCCTTTAGACGTTCTGCGGTATCCAATTTTTCGGGATTGTCTTTTTCGTATTCTTCTAACCATTTATCAGCATTCGCCTTACGTCTTTCTAAATCGACCCTTTCTTCCTCTATACTTTTTAACTGATTCGCTTTGTCGGTTTCTACTTGTTTAGAATCCTCTGTTAACATGTCTTGCGCTTCCTTATACGCTTTCTCTGCTAAAGCCAATTTTTCTTCATACGCTTTACGAGCTTCTATTAAACGAGATTTTATATTTCCTATCTTGTTTAAATAATCCTCATCTACTTGCTTTATCCGTTCGGGGATAGCCGATAATTGTATTATACGCTGTTCACGACTGGCGCGTACTGTCTTAGCCTTTTCTATTAATTGCGCAGCGACTTGTTGCTCCTGCATCAATGTGGTTATATCTTTCGGAACTGTGAATTTTTCCACATCGCCGGACGATAAATTATTTTCGGCCTCTGCACATAACGAATTATATTGCTTTAATTCACGATTTGAAAACAAACGTTTGTCTTTCAAATCTATTACCTCGGAATCAATTTCGGCTATTCTTTTACGCACTTTTTCCGGTAATAAGGACTTAACAACTTCTATTTGTTTCCGTCTTCCTTCTGCCGTTTCTGACCATCTCGAAAACTCTACTGCATCAAAATCGGTATAACCGAATATTTTCTGTAACATGCTTACATTATCAGAACGCCTGCCACTACTCTTTTGAGTTATTGAAAGCGTTCCGCGTGGATTAGATTTAGTATAACGTAATTCAACCTTATACTCCTCGCCATCATCTCCGATAACCATTCGCGCAAAACCTTTATTTTCGCCATTCTTTAATACGGCATCTCGCGCTCCAGTAAGCAAAGCTCCAATCGCTTTTAAAACAGTACTTTTGCCTAACTCATTATCTCCGGTAATAAAATAGACATTACCTTCAAAATCGGCGTTAAACTTGCTAATAACTTGAAAATTTACAAGTTCTAATCTTTTAATTATCATACTCTCTTTTTTGTTTTAATACTAAGAATCCGCTTAGACGGTTGTTGAACTTTCAATAATGCAAAGATATAATTTATATTTTAAATGCGCAAACTTTTTTTTTAGAAATTAAGATGTAATTAAAATAACTCCTTTTGCACTTTTTCCGGAATATTTTCTAAAACCCAAATTAATTTATTCTGTAACATATACCGGCCAAAGTGCATAATCAAAACGGCATCAGCATTCCACAAAGTAGGCGTTATATTCGGATATAATCTACAGGCTATTTCTTTATATCTCCGTTTCCGGTCTGCTTTTTCTTCATGAAACCCTTTTTTAATGATTCTAATTTTTAATTCACTTTGCCATTTTATCGGATGCACCATAACAAAAGGGATTCCGCACAATTCTATTAATATTTTTAGTTTCTCGTATTGTGCTAACATCTTTTGTATCCTATATAGTTTTCCCAAATTCAAACTATCTTCCGTTTGTTGTACGACATCGTCCGGCCTAACGTTTAATTTTTCAAGAAATATAATAGGGCAGCAAATACTCTTTATATAGCGCAAATAATCCGTCAAATCTGACAACTCTTTAGGCATCTTTAAAACATCAACCTTTTGCCCATAAACACGATACACCGCGATTCCACCATTAGCTCCGGGATCTATCCCTATAATACAATTCACTTCCATACGTTTATATATTTATCTATCTGTATTTCATTCTTTACCATATAATCGAAGGCCTTCTTTATAGCTTTCAAACGGGCTATATTATGCGCTATCACCGTCAAATCATCAGCCTTTAAGCCTTTCTTCTGTACGTTCAACGCGGTATATTTATTAATTAGACCAATAGAAACACGCCGCATATATTCATTATAGGCAGAAATTTCTTCCTTTTCCGTAACCTTAACGCCATCAGCAAAACCGCAACGATGCAACCAATCAAAACAAAGTCTTTCGCCAACTAATGACATTCTTAGACGACCAGTGTATTTATATTCCAAGAAATAAGCCCTATTCTTGTTTCGTGTAATCTGAATTTCTTTAATTGGGTCTATGATTGGAACTTCTTTTCGTTTTGCAATCTTATAAATCCTCTCAAAAGTTACATTTTGTCTTTTTATAAATGCGTTCAATACTTTGCCGAAATAATTCGCGTTAAATTGTTGATAGTGTCCACTATCCGCATTACCGGAACTGTTTCGCGGCAGATAATCATTCAACTCCCCAACGGATAAAAGTTCAAACGCAGTCATAACGTCAGATAGTGTAAGATATGAGTAATACTTCATGAGCATGGATAAAATGCGCGACTGTATATATTGCCAATCTGTTTCACTTTTTGGTATTACATACCCTACATCAATAGCAATCAACTTAAATATACGCGAAAAATTAGCGACTAAAACTTCCTGCGGCGTGCCTTTTATCTGTCTTTTGGTTGACGCTTTAAATATCTGATAGTCTATATCTGACAAATCTTCCCTTTTTATTTCTTTGAATAGTTCGCGACGCTTTATAATCGCTAAGGGTTGACGCTCTTTATATAATTCTATCTCTTTCATACTTATTCAAAATCTTCATTTAACACACCTAACAAATCGCCGTAAGATAGTCCGCTATTTCCAAGTATCACGCTTTTTTCCTCGCCTGAATCGGAAGTATATTTTATCTGGCCTCGCCTATAATCAGCCCTGATAATGTTTCGTGTTTGCGCTATCCAGTCTTTTTGCATACGTCCTTTGCTCGCGCTCCAATCTTTTACGACGTTGTAATAATACACTAAATCGACTTTCTCAAATTCCGGCGTATTGAAACACTCGCGGAATAATTCAAAATCAAAGAAACGGCTTTTTTCAAAAAGACATTTATTCTTTTCCGACGTTCCGCGTATTTTTTCTCCTTCCTCTTTTTGTGGTATATCGCCAACGAAAGCAAAAAAGCCATTTTTTGCGTTATTTGATTTATTGTTATTATAGTCATTGTTACTAATAGTATTCTTATATAAGGCGCGGACCGTTTTCGGTCCACTTTCGGACCGTTTTCGGTCTAAATCCGGACCGTTTTCGGTCTCTTCATACCGTTTTCGGTCTAAATCCTGACCGTTTTCGGGTTCTTCGGACCGTTTTCGGTCTAAATCCGGACCGTTTTCGGTCTCTTCATACCGTTTTCGGTCTAAATCCTGACCGTTTTCGGGTTCTTCGGACCGTTTTCGGTCTAAATCCGGACCGTTTTCGGGTTCTAATTTCCCATAGAGCCTGCATTTATCCGTAAATGCAATAACCTTTTTATTTCCTAACTTGCTAAGAATGAAATACCCCTTATCCGCAAGGGCTTTTAGGTTTTTCTGAACGCGTTTAGCACATCCAAATACTAAAGGGAAATCTTCTGATACTTTTTTCTCCGAATACCAGTAATATGTAACACCATCAATACAATAACTATTGCACCAACGAGGGAAAGTAAATACAACCGCCATACATGCGGCTTCCGTTAATGTCAAATCTTTCCTACATGCAAAATTTTGGTCTATTAATAAGCTATATTCCATATAATAAAAAAAAAATGCAGGGCTTTCGGCGTCCACTCCTACTCACCCGCATTTAATATTTTTCATTTAACGCTATAATGTGGACGGCTTATAACGCCTTTTCTTTTGCAAATATACTATTTTTTATTTTATCGTCCAAAAATTTTCTTAAACTTTTCATCTAAAGCCGAAAGTATTCGCATCCGTATAGATGGGTCTATACGACAGTCCGTAGAATAAAAACGAGATATTAAAGCCTTACGGGAACCGCAAAAACATCCACAAGTATAAAACGGCTCTATATTGGGATAATTATGTTTATACCATATATGTTTTGTCCCGTTTGTTGCTACGTATGTTTTGGTAACTATAAATTTATACTTTATAGGCTCATCCGCATTCGGGTTACCGGCCGCGCTACGTCTCACGCTCCAATATGAATCCTTTGCCAATTCGGCCAACACGGCACCGGATGTATTCGGGTTACCGGCC